TCTACCCGCCGGGGCTCGCCGACATCCGCGCAACGACCCTCGGCGAGGGCGCCGGCTCGGGCGGCGCGCTGGTCGTACCGGAATATCGGCCGGGGCTCGTCGAGTTGCTCTTCCGCAAGCTCACGATCCGCGACCTGCTCGCGGCGGGCACGACGACGAGCAACGCGATTATCTACATGCAGGAAACGGCCTTCACGAATGCCGCGGCGGCCGTCGCCGAGGGCGCCGCGAAGCCGGAGAGCGCGCTCGTCTTCGCGCAGAAGACGGAAATCGTCTCGAAGATTGCTCACTGGCTGCCCGTGACCGAGGAGATGCTCGAAGACGTGCCGCAGATCGCGAGCTACATCGACGCGCGGCTCGTGCTCGGCGTGCAACTGACCGAGGAGGATCAACTCCTCAACGGGAGCGGCGTCGCGCCGAACCTGCTCGGGCTCCTCGCGCGGCCGGGGCTCACGCCGAAGGTCGATCGCGTCGACCCCGACACGAACGCCGACGCGATCTACAAGGCGATGACGAAGGTCTTTAACGCCTCGTTTGTCATGCCGGAGGGGCACGTCATCAACCCGGCGAACTGGCAATCGATCGTCCTCTCGAAGACGTCGTACGGCGAGTACCTCGCGGGCGGGCCGTTTATGCCGATGATCACCCCGACGCTCTGGGGGTTGCCCGTCGACGTGACGCCGGCTATCGCGGCCGGGACGGCGCTCACGGGGGCATTTCGGACCCAGGCGCAGGTCTTCCAGAATGGCGGCCTCCGCGTCGAGGCGAGCAACTCGCATCAAGACTTTTTCATTAAAAACCTCGTCGCGATTCGCGCCGAGGAGCGGCTCGCGCTCGCGGTCTATCGGCCGGCGGCCTTCGGCACGGCGACCCTGCTCAACTAGCGCCCGCGCGCAAAATGCCCCGTTTCGCCGCAGCCGCGGCGGGACGGGGGAAACCGGACGAGTCGAAGCAACCGGAGAGAGAGCGCAGCCCATGACGCAACCCAGCGATTACACCGTACCCTGGCCGCCGTTACCGCCGACCTATCCGCCGGGACCGTTGCCCGGCTGGTCGAACTGGCAAGCCCGACCGACGCCGCCTGACCCCGCGCCATAAGAGGAGCCCATGACCGACCATCTCAAGCCCAAAGAGGCGCCCGCCGCGCCGACCTATCCTGACGACCAGCCGGAGCCCGGCTACTCGAACGACCTTGCAGTCACCAACCCCGACGCCGCGACGCCGGGCGAGCCGCGCACGACCGACGGCCGTCGGCCAGAGCACCCCGCGCACCTCCCAGGGCACGGCGGCGGCCTCCCGCACGCGGAGCACCCCATCGCGGATACGCCTGGGCCGAAGCGATAAGCCGATGCCGCTCTACTCGCGCCGCGATCCGGGGCCGTGCCCGGTCTGTCAGGCGCCGCATACGATCTGCACGGCGCCGGGGCCGACCGTCCTCCTCGTGCCGCAATTGCCGGCGCGCGACGGTAACGTCGTCGAGCCGCCGCTCGTCGGCGCGTTGCCGGCGCCGCCGCTCGTCGCGGAGCTTCTACAGCCGACCCTCGCGCCCGACGAGGTCACGACGGGCACCTATCATCGGAAGGGGCGCCGGTAAATGTATCCGGGCGCCGGCTGGTACGGGGGCGGCTGGGATGACGGCTGGTACAGCGCCGAATTCTGGCAGAGCCGCGCACCCTTCGCGCAGCACGCGACGACCGTCCTCCTCGTGCCGCCGGTCGAGGAGCCGATCACGATCGCCGAGGCGAAACTCCGCGCCGGCCTCGACTGGGCCGACGGCGATCCGCGCGATGCGCTCATGGCGACGATGATCGCCGCGGCGCGGTCGCGCGTCGAGGCCGATACCGGGCGCGCGCTCCTCACCCAGACGCGGATTGTCCGGTACGACATTCTCCGATCGCCCGTGATCCAATTGCCCGGCCTCGCGCGGCCGACCCAGGAAATCAGCGCGATCGAGACGACCGACTACTACGGCACGCCGACGACGATCGACCCGTCGCTCTATACCGTCGACCTCGAAGCCGGCCGGATTTTTTTCGCATGGCCGGGCGTACAGGTTTATTGGAACGTGCGCCCGTTTCAGGGCTGGGAAGTGACCGTGATCGCCGGCCGGCCGACCGCGGCCGACCTGCTCGCGGTCGACCCGGCGCTCGTGCAAGCCGTCGGGATGCTCGTCGCGCACCTCGCGACGATGGGCCGCAACCTCGTCGTCGAGGACCGGCGCCTCACGCAAACGCCGCAGGGGTACGCCGACCTGCTCGCGGCCTATCTGCCGGCAACGGTCGCCTAACATGCTCTCGCCTAAGACCTCGATCGGCCAGCGCCCGCATCGCGCGATGTTTCAGAATCCGGGGCCGCCCGTGCCCGACGGCGACGGCGGGTATACGCAAACGTGGACGGACCTCAACCCGCGCGCGCTCTGGGTCGCGATCGAGACGGCCTCGACGGTCGCGCTCGAACGGAAGGTTGCCGCGGGCTCGTCGCTGACGACCGCAACGCATCTCGTGAGCGGGCCATTTCACCCCGGCGTCACGACGAAGACGCGCGTCCTCTACAACGGCCGCGAGTTTCACGTCGATAGCGTGACGAATATCGACGAGCGCGGGATCGAGATGGTCCTCGTCTGTACGGAGTCGATGCCGTGAGTAGTCAACTCAAGATCGAAGGGCTCGCCGAATTGCGCGCGGCGCTCCGCGCGTTGCCGACCGAACTCGTCGACGAGGCCGGCGCCATTGTCGGCGCCGCGGCCGAGGAGGCGAAGCGCGCGATCGTCGACAAGTATCCGACGCGCACGGGCAACCTCAAAGACGGGATGAGTGTCACGCGGCGCCGCTCGGGCAATTTCGGCACGGCGGCCGTCGTCGTCAATAAGGCAAAGCACGCCTGGATTTTCGAGACCGGCACCCAGGCGCGGCACAACGATATCGGGGCGAATCGCGGCTCGATGCCGCCGGGGCACGTGTTCGTACCGGGCGTTATGAGCAAGCGGGCCGAGATGTATCGCAACCTCGGGAAGATGGTCGAGGCGCACGGGTTGATCGTGACGGGAGTCGATGAGGTATGAGCCCGCGCGCGTCGCGGTCGACGGGGCCGTCGACGGATTCGTCGGATATCGACAACGCCATCATGGCGAAACTCGGGGCCGACGCCGACCTCCTCGCGCTCTGCCCGAACGGCGTCTATTGGGACGAAGCGCCGCCCGGCGCGACGCGCTTCGTCATCGTGTCGCTGGTCGCCGCGGACGATACCGATCAATTCGGCGGCACGGCGTACGAAGACATTCTCTATGCCATCTCGGCGCGGATGCTTCTGAGCGCGGCCGGCGATATCAAAGCCGCGGCCTATCGCATCGACGCGTTGCTCGCGGAGCAACCCTTGACCGTCGCCGGCTATACGTGGATGGCGTGCTACCGCGAGACGCGGATTCGGCTGACCGAGGTCGACGACGTCGATATCTCGATTCGCTGGCAGCATCGCGGCGGCAATTACCGGGTCCAAATGTCGATCAATCCCTAGGGCGATCGGGGCACCTCTAACACGGGTAAAGGGAAGGGTAATCCTATGATTCTGTCAGGGCGCTATGGCAAAGTAAAGTACGACCCGACCGGCGTCGGCGGCGCGACCGCGATCGAGATTGCCAGCATCAACGGCTTCAAATTGTCGATGAAGACAAATTACGAGGACGTGACTTGCTTCGGAGATGCAAACCTCGTCTACGTGCCCGGCCTCAAGGACGTGTCCGGTACGCTGGGCGGCTTCTGGAATTCCGACGATACGACCCTCTTCGACGCGGCCGACGCGACAACGCCGGGCTTCCTCGAACTCATTCCGAATTCGGGTACGACCGAGTCGGCCTTCCTCTGGTCGGGCAAGGCGTACATGGACGCCGATATCGATTGCTCGCTCCAGGCACCGAAGGTTACGGGCACGTTCAAGGCGGCCGGTCCCTGGACGCGCGCGGGCGGCTAGAAGGCCGCGCCCGTGTTTCAAGGCGTGACCTTGCACGGCGGGCCGGCGTCGCTCCTCTGGGGCTACCGCACGGCCGCCGTGCTCACCTCATGGCGGATTACGCGCGTCAAACGCGGGCGCTGGGCGCTCGCCGCGACCGTGTCGCGCGTTGATCCGTTTCAACTCCGGCAGCGCCCTCTGCTCTTTACGGCGCCGCGCGCCCGCGGCTTCTGGGCCTGGGGCGTGATTTCGCTCGACGAGGTCACGCCGCGCACGATTAGCGCGACCCTCGGGCCGCCCGAACAATAAACCGGAGCGTGCTGTATGAGTCGTTTCCCGCCTCCCGCCGTGACCCTGCTCAAGATTTCGGGCGGCGATACCTTGACGGTCAAAAGCCGGCTCAATGCCGGCGAGTCGCGCGCGGCCTTCGCGCGGATGATGGTCGAAGGGTCAGACGGGACGATGCGCGTCGACCGGCAAGCGCAAGCGATGGCGCTCATACTCGCGTATCTCGTCGATTGGTCGCTGACCGATGAGGCCGGGCACCTCGTCGTTATTCGCGAGCAACCGATCGCGGTCGTCGAGGCCGCGGTCGAAGCCCTCGACGTCGACAGCTTCCTCGAAATCAAGGATGCGATCGAAATGCACGACGTCGCCGTTCTCCAGGCGCGAACCGAGGAAAAAAAAGCCCGCGCTGGCGCGAGCGCGTCGCCTCCGACCTCGCCATTGCCCGACGCTGCCACTGGCGCTACGAATGGGTCGCCGAGTTAGATCCTGACGTGTACGACGTCCTCGTCGAGGAGTTAAACGCCGAAGCCCGCGAGAGCGAAGGTTAAAACCGATGCCCGCACTAAAAGGCACGTTTGCCGCCGACTTCACGCCGTTTTATGACGCCGTGCAGAAGGCCGACGCGTCGCTCAAAGACTTCGAGTCGGGCGCGGGGCGTGTCGGGACGTCGCTTGACAATATGGTCAATCGGTTTTCGGGGAAAAAAATCCTCGAAGACGCCGCCTTAATGGAGAAGGCATTTAGCGAACTCTCGAAGCAAGGGATCGGGCTGACGACAGCGGAACTCGAACGCATGGGCCGCACGGCAACCGAGGCGACCGAGAAGATGCGGGCAATGGGGATCGAGGTGCCGCCAGGGCTCCAGAAAATCGCCGACGCGACGAAGGCCGTCGAGAAGGAAATCGAGACCGCGCAGAAACAAACGACCGATTGGGGCGGGATGCTCAAAGGCT